CCCCACCCCCCTGATATAGCAAACCCCCCCCCGTCATCTTGTTGGTTCCATGCTCACTTTTCTTATATATTGCGCGACATGGACATACTCGTGCCTGACATCGACGAGGCAGTACCCCTCCCGGCTAGCATGGCTGAGGCTCTACCAGACTTGTCTCCATCAGACGAGCTTCAGATGCGGGCCAATACCATCAAGTTTTTCTCGGATCTGACGGGGCAACCGATCAGTCCCAACGAGGAAGACGCTGCCAGCGCAGTGAGTTTGGCCAAGGAGATGGTCGAGAACCCCAAGGTACGGCCTGATTTCACGAAGTATCCGAACGAAACCATCGCTCTGTATGCAGGGTTGGCTGCCCGGTACAACCACATGATCGTGGAGGAGCTATCGGACTTCAAACTCTACGTCGTGAACAAGCTATTTGAAGCGGCTGAGCAGGCCGATGACCTCAAAACTCGCATCAATGCATTGAAAGCACTGGGCGAAGTAGACGGAATTGATGCTTTCAAGAAGCGTAGTGAAGTCACGCACATCATCAAGCCCATCGAAGAGGTCGAGAAGGAGCTTCTCTCGGTGCTGGAAGGCATCGAATACACGGTTATTGACGAAAAATCGTGCAACTAACCCAGCAAAACCTGCAAAAACTCAAGGCAGCCCTGCCGACGATGCCAGACAAGGAGAAACGGCGCGTTGCAGAGCTATTAAAGCAGTATCAGCAGCAGTTAACGCAGGCCAGAGGCAAGGAATCGTTCCTCGACTTCATTCAACACGTGTATCCGGGCTACAAAGTGGGGCCACATCACCATCGTTTGGCCAAAATTTTTGAAGAAATTGCCGAAGGCAAGAAAAAACGGGTCATCGTGAACATTGCCCCGCGTCATGGTAAGTCGGAGATGATCAGTTACTTGGCTCCTGCGTGGTTTCTCGGCAAATACCCGCACAAAAAAGTCATTATGGCCTCGCATACCGCAGACTTGGCGGTGAACTTCGGCAGAAGAGTCAGAAACCTAGTGGGAGCGGAGAACTACCGTGACATCTTTCCTAATGTCGAGCTTCAAGCAGACAGTAAAAGTGCTTCTCGTTGGGGTACAAATTTTAACGGTGAGTATTTTGCTATTGGCGTTGGTGGTGCCTTGGCTGGTCGGGGTGCTGATTTATTCATTATTGATGATCCTCACTCTGAACAGGAAGCCAAGCAAGGAAGAGCTGACGTATTTGAGCCTGCTTGGGAATGGTTCCAGTCGGGACCGGTCCAACGACTAATGCCGGGTGGCGCGATCATCGTGGTGATGACGCGGTGGTCGAAGATGGACCTGACCGGCAAGATCGTGGACCACATGACACGTGAGGAGCAGGCAGATCAGTGGGAAGTCGTGGAGTTCCCTGCCATCCTGAACGAGAAACCCCTGTGGCCTGAGTTCTGGGACATCAACGAGCTTCTGGCGAAGAAAGCTTCGATGGACGTGCGGTACTGGCAAGCCCAGTACATGCAGCAGCCGACCTCGGAAGAGGGTGCGCTGATCAAACGAGAATGGTGGCAGGTCTGGGAGCCAGAGAACCCCCCTCCATGCGAGCACATTATTATGTCGCTCGACGCCGCGCAGGAAAAAACCAACCGGTCAGACTACAACGCTCTGACCACGTGGGGAGTCTTCTTCAACGAGGAGACCAAGAACTACAACATCATCCTGCTCAACAGTATCAAAGAGCGGCTTGAGTTCCCCGAGCTAAAACAGCTTGTGCTGGAGCAGTACAAAGAGTGGGAGCCAGACACGTTCATCGTGGAAAAGAAATCCAACGGTGCAGCCCTGTATCAGGAGATGCGTCGTATGGGAGTGCCACTGTCAGAGTTCACACCGAGTAAGGGACAAGACAAGATATCCCGTGTTAACGCCGTATCTGACTTGTTTTCTTCAGGTATAGTCTGGGTGCCTGACCGACGCTGGGCGTGGGAAGTGGTCGAGGAATGCAACGATTTCCCATCAGGTCGCAACGACGACTTGGTGGACTCCACCACATTAGCTCTCCTGCGGTTCCGTCAGGGAGGGTTCATTCGCTTGCCAACTGACGAGCCTGAACCAACGAAATGGTTCAAGAGCCACAGGCGCGAAGGGTATTACTAGGAGATTTTAAATGGCCGTCGACAAAAGTTTAATGCAGGCTCCGATGGGTTTGGAAGCTCTTGCGGAAGACGAACCCGCAATCGAGATCATGATTGAAGACCCTGAGAGCGTAGCCATCGGCATGGACGGTGCTGTTATTGAGATGGTCAAGTCCGAGCCACGTGCTGAAGACTTTGACGCCAACCTCGCCGAGTTTATGAACGAAGGAGAGCTTCAGAGCCTCGCTTCAGAACTGATCGGCAACTACGAGCAAGATCTCTCCAGCCGCAAAGACTGGCTCGACACATATGTAAAAGGACTAAAGATCCTCGGTATCCGATACGAGGAAAGGACGGAGCCGTGGCCGGGTGCGTGTGGTGTGTTCCACCCGCTCCTCATGGAGAGCGCGGTCAAGTTCCAGTCCGAGACGATCATGGAAGTGTTCCCGGCGATGGGTCCGGTCAAAGCCAAGATCATCGGCAAAGAGACGCAAGAGAAGCGTGACTCGGCAGTGCGTGTCACTGATGACATGAACTATCAACTGACCGAGGTGATGAAGGAGTACCGCCCGGAGCACGAGCGTTTATTGTTGAGCCTTGCCCTCGCCGGTAACGCCTTCAAGAAGGTGTACTTCGACCCGTCACTCAATCGCCAGACTGCCATTTATATCTCTGCTGAAGACATCATTGTGCCGTACGGCGCAGCGAACTTGGAAACAGCAGACCGTGTTACGCACCGGATGCGTAAGACGAAGAATGAGTTGAGAAAATTGCAGTACGCTGGGTTCTACCGAGATGTGGATCTTGGTGAGCCGATGCGCGTCATGGACGAGGTTGAGAAGCAGAAGGCAGAGGACCAAGGGTTCTCAGCCAGCATGGACGACCGGTTCCAGCTTCTTGAGATGCACGTCAACATCGACCTGCCGGGATACCCTGACGTTGACAAAGACAACCATGAGACTGGGATAGCCCTTCCATACGTAGTAACCATCGAGAAAGGCACCGGTACCGTTCTGGCCATTCGGCGGAACTGGAGGGAAGATGACAAGCTCAAAGAAAGACGACAGCACTTTGTCCATTACGGATACATACCGGGATTTGGATTTTACTACTTCGGACTTATTCACCTTATCGGGGGACACAGTAAGGCTGCAACGTCACTGCTTCGCCAACTTATCGACGCAGGAACCCTCAGTAATCTCCCCGGTGGACTCAAGTCTAGAGGACTACGAATTAAAGGAGACGATACTCCAATCGCTCCGGGCGAGTTCCGAGACGTAGATATTCCGTCAGGCGCGATCCGCGACAACATCCTGCCACTGCCGTACAAGGAGCCGAGCCAGACTCTTGCTTCGTTGATGGACCGAGTGGTCGAGGAAGGTCGCCGCTTCGCTGCGGTGTCGGATCTCAAAATCAGCGACATGTCCTCGCAGGCTCCGGTCGGCACCACGCTGGCTGTGCTGGAGCGTGTTCTCAAGGTCATGACCGCCGTGCAGGCTCGCGTGTACTACGCGATGAAACAGGAGTTCAAGCTCCTCGCAGGCATCATCCGAGACAACACGCCAGATGAATACACCTACGAGCCAGAAGTTGGTGATCGCAAGGCCAAGAAGGCTGACTACGATGATGTAGATGTCATCCCGGTATCTGACCCGAATGCGTCAACAATGTCGCAGAAGGTGGTGCAGTACCAAGCAGTGCTTCAGCTATCTCAAACAGCGCCGCAGCTTTATGACCTGCCGTATCTACACCGGCAGATGATCGAGACGCTGGGCGTGAGAAATGCGGATCGCATCGTGCCGTTGCCGCAGGATGCCAAGCCACGCGACCCCATCACCGAGAACATGGACGTGATGACGGGCAAACCTGTCAAAGCGTTTATCTACCAAGATCACGAGGCTCACATCGCTGCACACGTGGCGTTGGGCCAAGATCCCAAGATTGCTCAGCAGATCGGTCAAAACCCGATGGCTCAGCAGATTACGGCATCACTGCAAGCGCACATCATGGAGCACATGGCGTTTCAGTATCGCCGCGAGATCGAGAAGCAGTTGGGGGCCAGCCTCCCGCCGCTTCCGCAAGACGACCGAGACGAATACGACCTTTCACCCGAGGTCGAGGTTCAACTCTCGCAAGTTGCCGCCGCTGCGGCAGCACGTGTACTCCAGAAGGACAAGGCCGAGATGCAGGCTCAGCAGGCCCAGCAGCAGGCTCAAGATCCGCTGGTGCAGATGCAGATGATGGACTTGCAGATCAAACAACTTCAGGCGCAAACGAAAGCGCAGCAGATGCAGATGGACGCACAGGTCCAGCAAGCCGAAATCGAGCGCAAAAAGCAGAAAGACATCATGGACGCCGCTGCCAAGGCAGACGAGTTGGAGCTTCGCAAAGCCGAAATCTCTGGCCGACAGCAGCTTGAAGCCGCACGACTTGGCGTGGATATCCAGAAAGACAAGGCCGCCCTCTCTGCCAAGCAGCAGATGGAAGGTGTCCGACTCGGATTGGAGATCGGCAAGGCGCAGGATGCTGCTGATATGCAGCGTCAATCCATGCAAAAGAATTCGGAGCAACCCAAGAAAAAGGAGGACTAAGTGAGCTATTCAAACGCTCTGGAATACCTTGAGACCAAACTCAAGGAGGAGCGCACATTGATCGTGGAAAACCTGATCCAAGGCAAATTGGCTGAAGGTGAGTACAAAAGGCTATGCGGGGCGTTACAGGGTCTCGACCTCGCAACCGGCTATATCAAAGACCTTGCAAAAAGGATGGAAGAAGAATGAGCAACATCGACGTAGAGAAGACACAGGAAGAGGCTGCCAAGGCCAAGCTCCTGCCCGACCCGAAAGGCTACCGAATGCTGTGTGCAGTTCCGCACGTAGAAGAGGAGTTTGAAGGCGGCATCATCAAGGCAGACAACACCGTCCGAACTGAAGAGCAGACCACCGTGGTTCTGTTCGTCATCAAGATGGGCGACCTCTGCTACAAGGACGAGGCTCGGTTCCCCACTGGGCCGTGGTGCAAAGAAGGCGACTTTGTCCTCACCCGTCCGTACTCGGGCACCCGCGTGGTTATCCATGGCCGGGAGTTCCGCATCATCAACGACGACACGGTAGAAGCGGTGGTCGACGACCCCCGTGGAATCCGCCGCGCATAAGGAGTAATCAATGGCTATTGAGAAAGAAGAATTCAAGTTTCCTGACGAAGTAGCGCAGGAAGCACCGGCTGAAAAAGCCGAGGCCGAGCCTGAATTTCAGGTTCAGGTAGAAGACGATACCCCGCCAGAGGACCGAGGCCGTAAGCCACTGCCAAAGGAAGTAGTGGACGAGCTAGAGAAAGATGACCTTGAGGAGTACTCCGAGAAGGTCAAAAAGCGTCTTTCCCAGATGAAGAAGGTCTGGCACGACGAGCGACGTGAAAAGGAACGTGCGTTCCGTGAAAAGGAAGAGGCGCTCCGGTTTGCCCAGTTGCGGGAACAAGAGATCCGTCAGTTAAAGCACCGGTTGGGTAATGGCGAAAAAGCCTACCTGCAAGAAGTCACCAAGGCGGCTACCAATGACTTGGCTACAGCCAAGGAACGTCTGAAGCAGGCTTATGAGGCGGGCGATGCCGAAAAGATAACCGATGCACAAGAAGCCCTGACGGAAGCAAAGTTTAAAATTAAACAGTACGAAAACTTCCGACCCTCTTTACAAGAAGAGGACACAGGTGTACAACAAACTCAACAGTACCAAGTGCCCCCGGCACCTCAACCCGTCATCGACCCAAAAGCCGAGGCGTGGAAGGAGAAAAATCCGTGGTTTGGCACAGACGAGGAGATGACCGCCCTCGCTTTGGGACTGCACGAAAAATTGGTCCGGTCTGGAATCGATCCGCGTAGCGACGATTATTACGACCGAGTTAACACGACGATGAGGAAGCGTTTTCCGGAGGCATTTGAAGATGCTGAGGAAGAGCGGACTCAAACGAAGGAGGCTGAAAAGCCTGCTCGCACAAAACCAGCCAATGTGGTTGCACCGGTCACACGGTCATCAGGCCCTCGTCAGATACGTCTGACGCCGACTCAGGTAGCCCTAGCCAAAAAGCTGGGACTGAGTAATGAGCAATATGCCCGTGAATTAATGAAACTGGAGGCTAACTAAAATGGCTGAAAACAGACTCGCACGTGAACTCGAAAGTCGAGAATCCGCGCAGCGCACAAAAACTTGGACCCCACCTCAGACGCTACCGGCACCAAATCCGCAGCCGGGTTGGGTCTTTCGATATATCCGGACCAGTATCATGGGCACTGCTGACCCATCGAATACCTCCGCAAAGTTTCGTGAAGGTTGGGAGCCTGTAAAGGCCGAAGATCATCCGGAACTGATGCACCACTCCGATCCGAATTCCAAATTTAAAGGGAACATCGAAATCGGAGGTTTGTTGTTGTGTAAGGCGCCGGAAGAGCTAATGAAGCAGCGTGATGATTATTACGCCCAGCAAGCAAAGGCTCAGATCCAGTCCGTAGACAATAACTTTATGAGACTGAACGACGAACGGATGCCGCTGTTCAATGAACGCAAGTCCAGTACCTCGTTCGGTAAAGGTAAATAACTTTCTTTTTTGGAGTAACAAATGGCTTATCCTTCCGTTGACAAGCCTTATGGCTTGAAGCCGATCAATCTGATCGGTGGGCAGGTGTTCGCCGGATCGACTCGTCAGCGTCGTATTGCTTCCAATGCCTCAAGCATTGGTTATGGCGACCCGCTGAAGTTCGTGAACGACGGCACTGTTGCTGTGACAACCGAAACGACGACGGCTCCGGCCACCGGCTTTGCTGGTGTGTTTTTGGGCTGCACGTTCGTTTCTTCTGTGACGGGTCAACCGACCTACTCGCAGGCTTGGATCTCGGGCACTTCGGTCAAGGCCAACACGTACATTGTTGCGTATGTGGCTGATGATCCGGACACCCTGTTCAAGGCTGTTGGTGTGACGGCTTCGCTTGTGGTTTCAACCACGGGGGGTTTCACGTATTCAAGCGTTGGCTTGAACGCGGCTCTTGTGGCGAACACGTTGGACACGACTACGAACGATTCCCAGCAGGGTCTCCTCGTTTCGTCGGCTAACACCACGGCTTCGTTGCCGATCCGTATCGTTGATGTGGTTGAGGACACGGCGTTCGTTTCGAGCGGTACGGTCTACTACCCTGAAGTCATCGTCAAGTTCAACGCTCCCCACGTTGACTCGGGCGTGATCACGGGCGGCCACGCTTATAACAACCCGGTCGGCCTGTAATAGGAGTTCTGAAACATGGCTATTTCACGTGCACAATTACTCAAAGAGCTCCTGCCGGGCTTGAATGCCCTGTTCGGCCTTGAGTACAAGCAGTATGGTGAGGAGCACAAGGAGATCTACGATACCGAGACCTCCGAGCGTTCCTTTGAAGAAGAGACCAAGCTTTCTGGTTTCAGCGCCGCTCCGGTCAAGGCCGAAGGTGCTGCGATTGCGTATGACAACGCGCAGGAAGCATGGACTGCTCGCTACAACCACGAGACTATCGCTCTCGGCTTCTCCATCACGGAAGAGGCGGTTGAAGACAACCTGTACGATTCGCTGTCCAAGCGATACACCAAGGCGCTCGCCCGAGCGATGGCGTACACGAAGCAAGTCAAGGCGGCTTCTGTCCTGAACAACGGCTTCTCCTCCACCTACGCTGGTGGCGACGGAAAGGCTCTGTTCGCGGCGGATCACCCGCTTGTTTCGGGTGGTACCAACAGCAACCGTCTGACGGCTTCTGACCTCAACGAAACTTCGTTGGAAGCGGCTGTCATTCAGATCGCTGGTTGGACCGACGAACGTGGTCTCTTGATCGCGGCGAAGCCCAACAAGCTCATCGTTCCCCCGGCTTTGATGTTCACTGCCAAGCGCCTCCTCGACACGGAACTCCGTGTTGCGACCGCTGACAACGACATCAACGCTCTCAAGGCGATGGGTTCGATTCCGGGCGGTTACACCGTGAACCACTTCTTGACCGACACGAATGCTTGGTTCTTGACGACCGACGTTCCGAACGGCATGAAGCACTTCGTACGTACCCCGCTGCAAAACAGCATGGACGGCGATTTCGACACCGGCAACGTCCGGTACAAGAGCCGCGAGCGTTATAGCTTCGGCTGGTCGGATCCGCTGGGCATGTTCGGTTCGCCGGGCGCGTCCTGATAGTTTGATGGTGACCTAGAGAGTTGGGGGGCTACGAGTAGCAATGCTTGTAGCCCCTCTTTTTTAGTGATATACAGTCGTTATCGGGAAAAAACCGTTTACCAGACAGACCCGACTGACGACATGCAGACTGGTAAACACAACTCGCATGTGAGGTTTTGAAATGGCTCGTACAACTTTTTCTGGCCCGGTTAAGTCTGACAACGGCTTCGAGGGTCCTATCGCTGGCGATTCCGCCGTCATCACGAATCTGGCTTGCACCACGCTCACGATTGGCAGCACCAAGCTGACCACCGGTTCGGTGTCGGGCACGGTGTCGGTTCAGGCAGGTCGCATCCCGGTTCTCATCGGCAGCACTACGCTCTACATTGGTTTGTACGCCAGTCTCGTCCCGTAAGTTTTTGTGAGGGGGCGTCAGCCCCCTTTACCCATTACAGGAGACTCAGATGGCAATGCAAACAGATGTCCTTGCTAGTAAGGTCCGCACTGATGCAGGTCAGTTGTTGGACCAGAATAGCCTCGTTATTGGTCGTGCCCGTGTAAAGGCGATCTACATCGTTCCTGATTCGGGTGCTGGCACCGTTACGTTTATCGACGGCGGCGCAAGCGGCGCTACCAAAATCGTCGTCAACACCAAGGCTAGTTCCACTGCGGCGGACTACATCCTGATGCCGGGTGAAGGTCTTCTCTTCCAAGAGAACATCTACATCATCCCGTCAGCCGTGGTCTCGACGATGGTGATCTATGGCTAAGTCTCCAGCTTGGCAGCGTAAAGAAGGGAAAAATCCGAAAGGCGGACTCAATGCCAAAGGCCGTGCGTCGTATAACGCAGCCAATCCCGGTAAGCCGGGATTGAAACGGCCTCAGCCTGAAGGTGGTGCCCGACGAGATTCCTTCTGTGCTCGCATGAAGGGCATGAAGAAAAAGCTGACTAGCACAAAGACAGCCAATGATCCGAGCAGTCGTATCAACAAGTCTCTCAGAGCATGGAATTGTTGATATGGAAATGCTGGTCTGGAACATGGTTCTTACGGGAATCGTGGCCGTGCTTGGTTTTGTTGTGAAAGAGAAGTTTGCCGAACTTCAACGGTTGGGAATTCTCCTCAACAGAACCCGCGAAGAGATCGCCCGTGAACACGTAACTCGTGCAGAAGTACGAGCCGATGCCCAGATGCTTCTTGACCGGCTTGACCGGCTGGAGCAGAAGATCGACAGATTGGTGAACAACAATGCCAAGCAAGTCGGGTAAACAACATAGGTTGATGGCTTTGGTTGCGAATGACCCGAAAGCAGCCAAACGTCTTGGAGTCCCCCAGAAGGTTGGGAAAGATTTCATGAAGGCTGACAAGGGTCGCAAATTCAGGAGTAAATCCAAATGATGAAGCGAAATATGGCTGATATGGCTGGCCGTGCTATGAAAGGTCGCACGGATGACAAGATGGGTCGTGCAATGGCGGCTCCTCGTCCGGTTCGCGGCGGCGTTATGGCTGCCAAGAAGGGCGGCATGATGAAGTCCAAGGGCAATGGCGGTTCAGCCTCCAAACGTGCTGATGGCGTTGCCAGCAAGGGCAAGACCAAGGGCAAGATGGTCAAGATGGCTTACGGCGGGAAATGCTAATGAAAAAGTATGCTGCTGGCGGCAAGATGAACACGAAGGGGGCTATGGGGAATACTAAAACTCGTCCGCCATCTCCGACACCTTCGTCCCCTTCGGACGACTTGATCCCCCCGTCAATGCTGCCGGATAAGTCCGTGATTCCTCCGGGCAAAGGCTTTGGCGACGATGTGAAGAAGAAACCTCCGGTCAAAAAAGCTGGCGGTGGTTCAATCCATTCGTCTGCTTCCAAGCGGGCTGACGGCTGCGCTGTCAAAGGCAAAACTCGCGGGAAGTTTGTATGAAAAAGCTGTCTGAGATGACTGACGAGGAGCGGTACGGAAAGGTCGGTGCGGAGATCCGCCGACTTGATCCCGAGGCTTACAAGAATCGCCCCAAGAGCATGGAAGGCAACTTGAAGTTGCTGAAAGAACTCCGCAGTCGCAAGACTGAAGAGGCTAAGTCTGCTCCGCGTGGTCCGTCTCAGCGTTATGCAACTGGCCCCGCAGCAAAGGACAAGCGTGCTCAGGAAGATTTTTTGAGCCGTAATCCTCAGTACCGTGACCGTGAACCCGGTTTGAAAGCGGTAGACGAAGAGATGTTCAGCCCCGGTGCAAAACTCGCGGGTGCTGGCGTTGCTGGCGGCGCTGCTGCTTACGGCGTCAAGAAGTTGCTCGACCGTTTCCGTAACAAAAGTATGGAACGTGCTGGCAAGGAGTTGGCTGAGAAAGGCGTCCCGAGCGCGGATGATCTTGCTAAAGCCCGTACTCTGGCCAAGGAGCGTCGTGCCGTATCCAAGCGTGAGCGTGACATTGACGAGCGTCTGGCTAGTGACATGGCTGGCGGCTACAAGCGTGGTGGGGCTGTGAAGTCCTCTGCTTCGAGCCGTGCCGATGGTATCGCCAAGCGTGGCAGAACCAAGGGGCGAATGATCTGATGCTACCCTCCCGAGGCATGGGCGCGATTGCTAAAAACAAAGTCCCTAGGGCCAAGCGCCGTGGGGATAGCAAGCCTGTGATCGGGACGGGTAAGCCCATTCGTACCTTCAAGGAAGGCGGCGAAAGCAAGGTCAACGAGGCCGGTAACTATACGAAGCCGGGTATGCGTAAAGCGTTGTTCAATAGTATTAAAAACAGTGCGGTTCAGGGCACTGCCGCAGGGCAATGGTCGGCGCGGAAAGCGCAGTTGCTGGCAAAGCGGTACAAGGAAAAGGGCGGCGGGTACAAGTCATGAAGGCTCCGCAGCAGTCGTTAAAGGCATGGACTGCCCAGAAATGGAGAACCAAAAGTGGTAAACGATCTTCTGACACGGGTGAAAGGTATCTTCCGGAAGCTGCAATCAAAGCTCTTTCCCCCGGAGAATATGCCCGAACCACCGCAGCCAAGCGTAAAGGCAAAGCCCAAGGCAAGCAGTTCGTCGCCCAACCCAAAGGCATCTCGCAGAAAACCCGTGCGTATCGCCAAAGGGGTAAGTAAGAAGTGAACATGCAGAAGATTGTGGATATGTTGTTTCCGGTGCTGCTGGCCGCCGTTGGCTGGCTGTTGTCGGAGATCACATCGTTCAACAATCGCTTGATCGCTATTGAAGGCAAGATGCCTGCGTTGATTACGCCGGAAGGCGTCCCGACCGATAGCCCGATTAGTGCTGCTAATCGGCAGAGGCAGAAAGAAGAACTGCTGGATAAAATCTACGACCTGCAAATGCGGGTTAAGTTGATTGAAGAACGAGGCAAGTAATGGCCTACAAGACTACAGCTACGACAGACTTCAACCTCGACCTCAACACGATTATCGAAGAGGCGTTCGAGCGTTGCGGTGCTGAACTGCGTACGGGTTACGACTTCCGTACGGCCAAGCGTAGTCTTGCCCTGCTCCTGATGGACTGGTCGAACCGGGGCATCAACCTCTGGACGCTGGAAGAAGGCACCAAGACGCTGACCTACAATGTCGGCACGTACGACCTTGAGCCTGACACGGTCGATCTTTTGGATCATGTTATTAGGACTGGAAGCGGCACGAACCAGCAGGACATCAACATCTCGCGCATTTCATCCAGTACTTACGTGTCCATTCCGAACAAGAATGCGACGGGTCGCCCGATCCAGATCTGGATCAATCGGCGTACGGGTGCTACGGGTGCAGACAATGTGGTAGTGAAACCCCAATTTACGGTTTGGCCGAAGCCTGACAACTCGACAACGTGGACGTTGTACTACACGCGGTTGCGGCGGATGTTTGACCCCGGTACAGGCGTGAATGGGCAAGATATCCCGTTCCGTTTCCTGCCCTGTATGGTTGCAGGCTTGGCTTATATGCTGTCGATGAAGATCCCCGGTGCTGACGCCCGTGTGCAAATATTGAAGGCTCAGTACGACGAAGCGTGGGATCTCGCGGCGGGTGAGGACCGAGAAAAGGCGGCGGTGCGGTTTGTCCCACGTGAGAGCTTCTTGGGTGGCTACTAATGCCAAACAGGTTTGCAAGTGGCAAGAACGCAATCGCCATGTGCGACCGGTGCGGGTTTCAATACAAACTGCGCCAGTTGAAGTCGATTGTGATCAAGACCAAGAACGTGAATATCTTGGTCTGTCCGGAGTGCTGGGAGCCTGACCAACCCCAGTTGTCTCTTGGCCTGTATCCTGTGGACGACCCGCAGGCATTACGGAACCCAAGACCGGACACGAGTTATTTTGCGGTCGGTAATGACGGTGCCAATGGTAGCCGTCAGATACAATGGGGTTGGAACCCGGTTGGAGGGGCGAGTTCTTTTGATGCGGCTCTAACCCCAAATACGCTTACTCCTGCTGGTGAAGTAGGAGATGTAACGGTCGTAGTGACCTAGGAGATCGAGATGAAGAACGGTATGCGTAAAATCGCCCGAGAAGAGGTGCAGAAGCACGAGAATGTTATGCACAAGGGCGTCAAGAAAATGCGCGCTGGCGGTAAGACCAACAGCGAGATGAAGAAGTACGGTCGGAACATGGCGAAGGTGATGAACCAGCGCAGCCCGGTCCGTAAGTCTTCTGGCCCGAAGTAACCGCCATGAAAGAACTGAACCCCGGCAAGATCAGGCCGAACACTGACTCGACTGGTGAGAATGGCTATCCTGAAAAGGATGTCAACAAGGGCGTCACCCACATGGATATGAAGGGTGCTGGCGCTGCCACCAAGGGTAAGAAGTTCGTCTCGCAGATCAATTTGCAGAACAACGGTAAATACCGGACGGGTTGGAGCTAATGAACTACTCCCAGCTAACTACACTGATTCAGGACTATTGTGAGTCTACGGAGCAGAGCTTCGTGGCGAACATTCCTACGTTCGTGCAGTTGGCTGAGGAGCGGATCTACAATACGGTTCAGATCCCGGCCATCCGTAAAAACGTGACGGGCACGACGAGCAACGGCAACCAATATCTGTCCCTGCCGTCTGATTGGCTCTCGACGTTTTCGATGGCGGTGATTGATCCTGTGACTCAGGACTACGAGTATCTGCTCAACAAAGATGTGAACTACATCCGAGCAGCGTATCCGCCTCCGACCAGCACGGGCAAACCTGCGTATTACTCCATCTTTGACAACACGACGATGTTGCTGGGGCCGACCCCAGATGCAGCCTACACAATCGAACTGCATTACTATTACTACCCAACGTCGATTGTCGATGCGGGTACGTCGTGGCTCGGTAACAACTTTGAGTCTGTGCTGCTGTACGGTTCAATCCGTGAGGCATACACCTACTTGAAGGGTGCCGAGGACATGATGGCGTACTACGAGAACAAGTACCAAGAAGCCCTTGGTCAGTTGAAGCGCCTCGGTGATGGCTTGGATCGTCAGGATGCGTACCGTTCTGGACAAGCTAGGATTCCTGTGACATGAGCTTCGTAGGCGGATCAGAAATTGGCAGTGTGTTCGTACAAACGACTGATCATCGTGGACACACTGTTGAAGAGATTGCAGAACGTGCGGCCAACCGCATACTCAGTGCCGACTCAAAGGAAGCACTGCATTATTGGCTAGTGAAGTATCTCAGCGAGGCTCAAGCAGCCGAACGTCAGATGATATGTAAGAAACTAGATCAACAAGGTTATGCGGAAATCGCGCACTTAATTGGAGACCTCTGATGGCTATTTCTCAAGCAATGGTAACGTCGTTCAAGGTCGAGATCCTTGACGGCATTCACAACTTCGGTACCGGCGTCATCCGAGCTTCGACGGCTGCGGATGTGTTCAAGCTGGCCCTCTTCACTTCGTCGGCTACGTTGAGCGCGACCACTACGGCGTACTCTTCAGCGGATGAGGTCTCTTCGTCCGGTACGAACTACCCGGCGGGTGGGCTAACGTTGACGATCTCGCAGGTGCCGACTTCTAGCGGTACGACGGCATATATCGACTTCGATGACCTAACCTTCCCGAGCGCGACGATCACGGCCAACGGTGCTTTGATCTACAACGCGACTCAGAGTAACAAAGCGGTCGCAGTGCTGGCGTTTGGCGGTGACAAGACTTCGACGGCTGGTAACTTCACCATCCAGTTCCCGTCTCCGACCTCGACGACTGCTATTCTGCGTATCGCTTAATAGGAGGGTTACATGGCCCTCGTGCTTGCTGATCGCGTCCTTGAGACGACGACTTCGACTGGCAGTGGGACGATTACTCTTGCTGGAGCAAAGCAGGGGTATCAGTCTTTTTCTGTCATTGGTGATGGTAATCAGACCTATTACACCATCGCTGGCAGTATTGAATGGGAAGTCGGTGTCGGTACATACACTGCGTCGGGAACCACACTCTCCCGAGACACGGTACTGTCATCAAGCGCGGGCGGTGCGAAGGTCACGTTTTCCGCTGGTACCAAAGACGTATTTGTTACCTACCCGTCTGAGAAGTCCGTCAACTTTGATGTGTCGGGCAACATCAGTGCGTCTTCTGGTGTTATTACTGACGTTGGGTACCCAAGCGCAGACTCTGATGCAGCTACGAAGCTGTACGTCGATAATATGTCGTCGGCTGCTCTGCACATTCACGAAGCCGTTGTCCTAACCACTCCAGCCGATTCAGGACGAAACGACAACTACAACAACGGCACTGCGGGTGTTAGCGCGACTCTGACGGCTACGGCCAACGGAACCTTGGTCATCGACAGCACGGTGGCTCAAGCAGCGCAGCGTGTCCTCATCAAGGACTGTGATGATCAGGCTGAAAACGGTATCTACGTTGTAACGACGGTTGGTACGGCTTCAACTCCGTATGTCATGACCCGCTCTTCGGATGCGGATACGTATGGTGAGGGTGGTTCTGACTCGCTCGACCTTGGTAGCTACTTCTTTACGACGGGCGGTACGACTCAGAAAGGCGCAGCCTACGTCTGTAATACGCCGGGTGTCATTACCTTTGGCTCAACCGCGATTACGTTCGCTGAGTTTAGTCAGGCTCAAGTGTATTCGGCGGGTAACGGGATTTCGATTACCCTAGGCTCAATTGCACTTAATACGCCTGTTACGGTTGCTAGCGGTGGCACGGGGCTCACGACTTCTCCGACCAACGGCCAACTGTTAATTGGTAACGGATCAAACTACACGCTCTCGACCCTCACGGCAGGATCGGGCGTCTCCATCACGAACAGTGCTGGCAGCATCACGCTGTCTGCGACGGGCTTGGGTGGTACGGTCACGGCTGTCACAGCCACAGGCCCACTTGCATCAAGCGGCGGCACAACTCCGGATATCAGCATTGCCAACTCGACTGGTACGGGCAGTGTTGTTCTTGAGAACAGCCCGTCAATCTTTAGCGCCACGATTACGGCTGCGGTCAGTGCGTCCATCACGACGATTACGGGTTCCTCGGCTAACATCACGACGGTCACGGGTACGACTGCTGGGTTCAGCAGTGCCAACATCACTCAGTTGGCAACTACCTCTGCCACGATTACCACGCTCTCTGGCACGAACGTCACGTACTCAAGCGGTACGGTGTCTCAACTGGCAGCTACGTCTGCCACGATTGCGTCGGTGTCGGGTACGAATGTTACGTACTCCAACGGTAATTTGACGAGTGCAACGGTCACGACGATCTCAGGCACGACGGCTACCTACACCTCGGCCACGGTCACAAACCTCTCGCTGACCAGCCTGACGCTGGCGAATCTGAACATTGCGTCGGCCAACATTGCGACGCTGACCGGTACGAACCTGACGTACACCTCGGGTACCGTCACAAATCTAAATAGCACTTCGGCCAACATCACGACGTTGACCGGGACCAGTGCGAACGTTACGACCATTACCGGTACTTCGGCTAACATCACGACGATTACTGGCACGACTATTACCGGCTCGGCTTTGTTAGCGTCTAACGGGATCGTGTTGAACAAAGACATATCTGCTGCTAACTACACGTTCCCAACGGACTACAACGGGCTGACTGTTGGGCCACATACTATTTCGTCGGGTGCTTCCATCACGGTTAGTGCCGGGCAACGTTGGGTGGTGATATGAGTACGATTAACGCAGGCTCTACGACACCGACAGCGCTCACGCTGACGGGCAACACTGACGGCACCCTAGACCTTGCTACGGGTGGAACCACCCGTATGTTGATTGATGGGTCGGGTAATGTCGGTATTGGGACGGCTTCGCCTTCAACGCTTCTGCACTTGTCCGGTTCAGCGCCTATCCTTCGATTCACCGACACATCTGGTGACGCATACGCGCAGATAGATTGCGATAGTCCAGATGAAGGCACGATCAGAATTCAAGCAGACCCCGGTAATGCTGGGGCAAACACGATCATTCGTTTCGACACTGACGGTTCCGAACGGATGCGTATTGACTCCTCCGGCAACGTTGGGATTGGAACAAGTTCACCTGCCGGTAGGCTTCACGCACGTTTCGACGCTGGTGTGTCCGATAGCTACACCGGAAAATATATTTTTCAGACGACCGATCAACGGCTCACGATTGGAACGTACTGGCAGTCGGGGGTTGGTCAGTACGCAACGATTCAATCTGAATCGGCGTCAAGTGTGGCGCAGAATCTGCTCCTCAACCCTTCCGGTGGCAACGTCGGTATTGGTCAGTCTTCACCTTCATACAAACTGCAAGTAAACAATGCGTCTGCGTCAGCAACAGCAGATGCCATTACAGTTCAAAATTCCGGCGTAACTACCACCGGTCACACCGCAGGGATTCGTTTTAAGTACATAGGCGCTGAACCCGCTGCAATTCGAGCTATCTTAACCAACCTCGTTAACGGCGCAGGCTCTTTAGCTTTTTACACATCAAGCGACGGGAGTGGCGCAAACCTCACCGAGCGGATGCGTATCGCATCTGATGGAACAATAGGCGTTGGCGGCACAAACGTATCATCTGTTCGTTTGCTTTCCTATGCCGCAAGCACCGGTAGTGATTCGTGGGCTTTATATGCAAAAAACAGCACTCCAACCGATTTATTCGGCGTTAGGGGCGATGGGGCTATTTATACCGGTGTTGGTACTCTTTCCCCGTACAACCTGACAACTGGCGCGGCTGCAAATCTTTTTGTTGATGGTGACCGATACATATACCGCTCAACCTCGTCGCTTCGTTACAAGTCAGACGTAGCCGATGCTACACACGGGCTTGCCGACCTGCTGAAACTTCGTAGCGTTACTTATAAGTCCAAAAACAATGGCGACACCGTATTTGGCGGCTTAATTGCCGAGGAAGTACATGACGCTGGACTGACTGAGTTCGTCTCTTACGACAAGGAAAACCAACCGGACGCGATTCACTACGGCAACATGGTGGCTCTGTTGACCAAAGCCATCCAAGAACAGCAGGCAATGATTGACGAACTTAAGGCCAAGGTTGCCGCTCTGGAGACGAAGTAATGGCTAGTACAATCAACGCTACTGGTAGTGGCATCGTCCTCACGGGCAGTACTAGTGCTGCATTGAATCTGTTAGTTGGCGGATCTGCGGCGCTTTCAATCGGTACAGGCGCTACGACGACCATCTCCAACGCCACGATTACTTCGCTCACCATCTCCAACCCGTCCACGTTCCCGGCTGGATCAGCCTCTGCCCCTGTCATTACAACGACAGGCGACACCAACACGGGCGTGTATTTCCCCGCAGCGGATCAGGTTGCAGTAACGGCGGGCGGTACGGTCGCTGCTGCGTTTAACACCAATGGGTTGTTTTTCCGTAACCGAATCATCAACGGCGATATGCGGATTGATCAGCGAAATGCTGGGGCTAGTGTAACGTTTGACAATAATGTATTCCCTGTTGATAGGTTTAGAGGTTTTACTAACCTGTCTTCTAAAGCAACAGCACAGCAGTCTTCTGTTGTTCCGACTGGTTTTGTAAATTCTGTTCTTGTCACATCTTCATCTGCATATAGTCTGGCGGCAGGGGATTATTTTGGTATTGGGCAGCGAATTGAAGGAACAAACATTTCCGATTTAGGATGGGGCACTGCATCGGCACGCGCAGTTACTCTTTCATTTTGGGTTCGCAGTTCTTTAACCGGAACTTTTGGCGGTGCGCTAGGTAACTCAAATGGCACGCGGTCGTATCCTTTTACATATTCAATTTCTGTTGCAGATACTTGGGAATATAAAACGATTACGGTTCCCGGTGATACAAGTGGGACTTGGTTGACTACAAATGGATCTGGTATTCAATTTGTTATTAGTCTTGGGGCTGGCGCAACATTAAGCGGAACGGCAGGAGCATGGGCTGGCGCAAATTATTTCTCCGCAACCGGCGCTGTCTCCGTCATTAGCACTAACGGCGCAACCTTTTACCTTACCGGCGTCCAACTAGAAACCGGCTCTGTCGCCACTCCGTTTGAGCGTAGACCGTTTGGCACGGAATTAGCGTTGTGTCAGCGGTATTATTGGAAAGGCGGTAACGGCGCTAGCGGTATTTTTAACAGCGGAACAACCGCAAGATTTGGCGTTACATTTCCAGTTGTAATGAGGGCATCGCCAACTGTGGCGGCTATTGCTGCGCCAATCATAGCAAACCCAACCGTGTCTGAGGCTCAAACCGGGTCGCAAACAACAGATTTTCTTGCAACGGCAACAGGCGGCGCTGTTGAAAATTACAGCGCATCAAAAATTCAGTTTGGCGGTTTTTCAAGTGGAGCAGACGGTAGGCCGTGTTCGTTGTCAAACACTTGTTTGTCGTTTAGTTCGGAATTGTAAAATGTACAAACTAATTGCCGTATTTGATCAATACACTAAAGAAAAAACCAAAGACTTGCTTTGTCGTATTTCCGACAACGCTTTCATACCATTTGACCCCGCCAACGCCGACTATCAGCAATATCTTGCATGGCTTGCAGAAGGCAACGAGCCGCTGCCGCCGGATGAGGAACAGTAATGGCTACAATTAACGCCGCCGTTGATGGCATCATACTGACAGCAGATAGCTCTGCTACCTTGAGCCTTGCCACGAGCGGCGTGATACGGGCGACTATTGATCCTACTGGTAACATTGGTATCGGTACGACAACCGCATCGTTCAAAATCACCAACAACTTTGACGCTCCTGCTACATGGGGCAACAACGCCAACAACTTCATTGAGATGTGGCAGAACAGCGGCACCAATGCGCTTGGTGTTGCAATGGGGGATGACTCCATCGCATCGCTGACTACGAACAACGGCTACAACCTTGTATTGGCGACAGACGGCGTTGAGCGGGTACGTGTTGCTACATCTACGGGCAACGTCGGTATCGGTAAAACCGCAGCAGCCGGTCGTTTGCTTGATGTCAACGGCGATGCGTGGTTTAACGGGGTTCGTGTTGGGCGTGGCGCTGGATCAGCTTCAACCAATACAGCCGTTGGCTCTAACGCGCTAACAGCTAACACAAGCGGAACAGTCAATACGGCGGTAGGTGAGGGTGCTCTTGCATCTAACACAACCGGCTCAGGCAATAACGCCTTTGGCCGCAATGCACTAACAGGTAACACAACCGGATATGGAAACGTAGCAGTCGGTAGTAATGATGCAGGCACCCTTGCTCCGATGCAGCTTAACACCACTGGCTACTACAACGTAGCCATAGGTAATGGGGCGCTGTATGCAAATACGTCTGGAAACAATAATACCGCCGTTGGTAGAAGCGCATTATTTTCTAATACAACGGGGTCTATAAACACGGCGATTGGCGGTAATGCGCTCAATGCTAATACCACCGGTTACGGAGGCGTAGCGGTTGGTATCGGAGCACTGCAGTCAAATACCACTGGGTATTACAACACTGCGCTTGGCGCAAATGCTTTATTTTCTAATACAACCGGTCTTGTCAACGTCGCTATCGGTCACGCGGCGTTATATAACTGTAACTCATCCTTCAACATAGCTATTGGTTACTATTCATTAGTCAATGTAACTAGTGGTCAATCAAATACCGTAATCGGTTACTACTCCGGTGCAACTACGACGACGGGCGGGGCTAACGTATTTTTGGGAGAACAAGCAGGATATTACGCAGTTGGCAATACAACCGGTTCTTACAACACTATCCTTGGCTCATTTAGTTACCAAGCGGCTGCAACTGATAACTATGAAATCGTTATTGGTTATAACACCCAAGGCAAAGGAAGCAGCACGGGCTTTATCAACCCGAACGGTGGCGGCGTATACCAAGGCAATAACTCGTCAAGTTGGTCCACGACTTCGGATCGTCGGCTGAAGAAAAACATCGTCGATAACAACGAGGGTCTTGCCAAGATCAATCAGCTTCGTGTCCGTAACTTTGAGTACCGCACCGAGGACGAGGTTGATCCGGAACTGCCGAAGACGGCTGCGATTAAAGTACCCGGTGTGCAACTTGGCGTGATCGCGCAGGAGATTCAGGAAGTCCTGCCTGAGTGCGTGAAGCAAGAATCCACCGGGGTGATGTCGGTAGACTCCGACCGTTTGATATGGCACTTGGTCAACGCCGTGAAAGAATTGTCAGCCGAAGTCAACGCGCTTAAAGCAAAACTGGAATAGTTAAATGCTTGGCTTTACCCCATTTGCAGCGAATCCTTTTGCGGCAGTTATTGCCGGGGATCAGCTTGTTGATGTAACTGGGGTTGAAGCCGCCGGTCAGCTTGGTACTGTTGTTGTTACGGCAGAAGCCACGATCTTTGCTGTTGGCGTTGAGGCCATCGGCCAAACTGGCACTGTCGTTGTTGCGGCTGATGCTAATGCTCTGGTCAACGGCGTTGAGGCCACGGGCGAACTTGGTACGGTCACTGTATTTGGTGAAGCCAACATCCCAGTCACGGGAGTCGAGGCCACCGGGCAAACCGGCACAGTCCTTGTTGCAGCAAATGCTGATGTGTTCGCTGTCGGGGTCGAGGCTACGGGTCAACTTGGTACCGTTACCGTCATATCGGAAGCGGTCGTTTTTGCTACGGGGGTCGAGGCTACCGGGCAGCTTGGTACGGTCGAAGTCGTTGGTATTGCCAATGTCCTCGTCACTGGGGTTGCTGCTACGGGACAGCTTGGCACGGTCACGGTTTCGGCAGATACCGTTGTTCTGGTTTCGGGCGTTAGCGCAACCGGTGCTATTGGTCAAGTCCTTGTTTGGGGTAATATTGTTCCGGTTCCAACTGGGCCGTGGACGCCGATTAACGACTCTCAGACCCCGAACTGGAACGCGATCAGTACAGGACAAGTGCCGGGCTGGACCCCGGTGGATGACTCGCAGACAGTTACATGGACTCCGATTGACGACACACAAACGCCTAACTGGACAGAAATTGCGGCGTGAGGTTTTAAATGGCTAGTACATATTCAACTAACCTTGCCATCGAGCTTATTGGTACTGGAGACCAAGCCGGTGCGTGGGGTAACACCACTAACACTAACCTCGGTACGCTGATTGAGCAGGCCATCTCGGGCTACGTCACTCAGGCAGTTGCTACGGGTACAGACGTAAGTATCACCATCCCGAACGGTGCGTCGGGCGTGGCTCGTAACATGTACATCGAGTTGACTGGCACAGGCGGCAGCAATACCAACCTGATCGTCCCAGCCAACAAGAAGCTGTATTTCATCTATAACAACACTTCGTCCGGACAAGTTACGGTCAAGGTGGCAGGTCAGACCGGCGTCTCGGTACCCAACGGCGTCAAGACAATTCTGGTCTGCAACGGTACAGACGTTGTGGACGCGACCTCCTACGTCAACGGGATCAGCGCAAACATCACGACGCTGACGGCTGGCTCAGCCACGATCACCAATCTCCGTGCTACGAGCGCGGTCATCACAAGCCTCACGTTGTCCAACCCGCTCGGCGTGGCTCAAGGCGGTACGGGCAGTGCCGCTGCTCCGTCAAACGGACAACTTTTGGTTGGTAACGGTACGGGCTTTACGCTCAATACCTTGAACGGTGGTCCGGGTGTCGGTATCACCAACGCTGCCGGGTCTATCACGATTACAGCGACGGGTACGGGGTTTATTGCTGCGGTTAATGCGACTTCACCGCTTCAGTCTGTTGGCACCCAGTCCATTACGATCAGTATTGCATCTAGCACTGGATCAGGTGCCGTTGTTCTTGCGACGAACCCGACTATCTCCAGCCTGACTCTGACTAATGCTTTGCGTACGGCGCAGGGCGGCACTGGGCTTACTTCTACTCCGACGAATGGTCAGTTATTGATCGGCAACGGATCTGGGTTTGCTCTATCGACCCTGACTGCCGGTACCGGTATGACCATTACCAATAACGCTGGCAGCATCACGCTTGCTTCGGCAGGTCTGCCCACGATGAACATCGTGTCGGGTACAACTCAAACGGCAGTAGCGAGCAATCACTACGTTTTGACAAATGCTTCAGCAACCACGGTCACATTACCCCTGTCTCCTTCTGCCGGAGATGTAGTGTGGGTCACGGTGGGTAATGGACGCTCAGACAACGTGATTGCCCGTAACGGACAAAACATTAACAGTATTGCTGAGAACATGACGATTGATACCGCATACGCAGGCATCCAACTGCGCTATGCCGACGCCACGAGAGGATGGGTATTTACATGAGTACGCTGACGCAATTTCTTGCTGGAAAATTAAAGTCACAGGAATTTTTGTCCTCGGGAACATTTACTGTTCCTGCTGGTGTTACGACTGTCTGGGTCACGATGACTGGCGGCGGTGGTAGCGGTTCTGCTAATGGTGGCTCTGGGCCGTATAACACTGGCGGTGGAGCCGCTGGTGCTTACTGCGTAAAGCAGGCCGTTGTAGTCACGCCGGGGGCATCAATCACAGTAACCATCGGTGCGGGCGGTGCAGCAGTAGCGCAAACAGGCGGCAATAACGTTGAAGCCGAAGGTAACGCTGGTGGGGATACTTCGTTTGGTTCTCTGACAGTATCTGGCGGTGGTGGCGGGTTTTCTAATCCACGTTCAAATACTGGTGGTGCGACAGGCGGTTATTACATTGGTACTAGCCAAACTGTTGCAGGAAGTTGCGGAGGAAAACCGGGCGCAGCAGGTAGTTTTTCCACAAGCGGCGGTGCTGGCGGTTTATTTGGTAACGGCGGTTCAGGAAATGTCTCTACTGCAACAGGCGGCGCGGCAGCAGCTAATTCCGGCGCTGGTGGCGGTAGTGGAAGTACTAACGTGGCAAATGTAAGCGTTAGTGGCGCGGGCGGTTCAGGCCGTTGCATTGTGGAGTGGATATCATGATCAAGAATTACGCGATTGTTGAGAACGGCGTTGTAGTCAACGTTGCTGTGTCTGAGTCTGCGCTTGCTCCGAATTGGGTGCAGAGTGATGTAGCCCAGATTGGCTGGACCTATAACGGGTCAATCTTCAGTCCGCCTGCTCCAGCACCGGATACTAGGCCGCCAATTATTACTCGGCTGGCTTTCCGTTATCGCCTAACTGATGCGGAATATGTTGGCATTTTGACCGCTGCGAAAACGGACGTTTCTGTGGCCGCATGGGTTGAGACATTCAACATCGTCAGTCAAGTCAACTTGAACGATCCTCGCACCAAGTCTGGCCTCGACATGATGGTATCGAAAGGACTTCTGACTTCGCAGCGAGAGACTGAGATTCTGACTGCGCCCGTACAGCCAGACGAAAGGCCGTGAGGTAACTGCCATGATGACGATGGTCTCAACGTTTCTGTCCTTTCTCGCAGGTGGGCTACCCAAGATCCTGCAAATCTTCCAAGACCGGCAGGACAAGAAGCATGAGTTGGCTTTGGTGGCTGCCCAAAAGGAGCGTGAGTTGGCCTTGGCTGAGCGCGGCTTCATTGCTCAGGCACGGGTCGAAGAGATCAAGCTGGAGCAGATCCAGACTCAGACTGCCGCTGAAGAACGTCAGGCTCTGTATAACCACGACATCGAGATCGGCAAAGGCGCTTCGCAGTGGATGATCAACCTTCGTGCTTCAGTGCGTCCGGTTGTGACTTACATCTTTGTGTTGGAACTTGTTGCTATCAACATTGCTGGTGTTTGGTACGCCTACAACACGGGTGTGCCGTTTGCCGCTGCGATGGCAGAAGTGTTCTCGGATGACGAGATGTTGATTCTGTCTTCGATTATCGCCTTCTGGTTTGGTACGCAGGCTTTTGGCAAGAAGTGAAAGTCTCCAAGGCTGCCATTGACATGATCAAACATCACGAGGGTTTGCGGACCAAGCCTTACCGCTGCCCTGCCCTTTTGTGGACTGTCGGTGTCGGCCACGTGATTGATCCAAAACACACCGCTATCCCATTTAATGAACGCAAAGATCTACCGATACCCGCAGGGTGGGATCGCACTCTCACGATGGACGAGGTGGACGGGATTCTTTCTCAAGACCTTGGCCGGTTTGAGCGTGGTGTGGTTCGACTTTGCCCTGCTGCTGTTGGCCGTCAGGGAGTCTTTGATGCTCTCGTATCTTTTGCCTTCAACGTGGGCCTCGGCAATCTCCAGCGTTCTTCCCTTCGGATGAAGACCAACCGAGGTGAACTGGAAGAGGCGGCTGACGAGTTTCTGAAATGGACGAAGGCAGGTGGTAGAGTTCTGCCGGGATTAGTTAAACGGCGCAACGACGAACGGGCGTTGTTCCTCTCGGGAGTAGCGTAATGCCCCTTACAAAACTTGAATTCCGTCCGGGCATCAACAAAGAGTCTACGAGCTACGCCAACGAAGGCGGCTATTTTGCTTGTGACAAGGTGCGGTTTCGTTCGGGTTACGCTGAAAAGCTAGGTGGCTGGGTCAATCAGTCCAGCAATACCTTCCTCGGCATCTGCCACACCCTGTGGAACTGGGTCACGTTTGGCGGCAGCAACCTGCTGGGCTTTGGCACCAACTCCAAGTACTACATCGAGAACGGCGGTACCTATTACGACGTAACTCCGATTTTCTCTTCGGGCGTCATTGCTGCCAATCCGTTCACGACTACAAATGGTAGTTTACTTGTTACCGTCACCCAGTCCGGACATGGTTCCACGATTGGCTCATACGTAACTTTCTCTGGCGTAGCCAACAGCGGTGTTATCAACGGCATCAACTTTGACGACGAATTTGAAATTGTCGCTGTACCTACTTCCAACACGTATCAAATTGTTGCCCCGAACGTAGCCACGGCTACGGGATCTGGCGGCGGATCGTTGGTTGTCTCGCAGTTACAAATTCCAGCAGGTCTATCGGTCTACTCCGGTGGCGTAGGCTGGGGTAAGCCGCCTTGGGGTGCAGGTGGATGGGGTTCTGCTGTGGCCGCAGGCACGGACTTGCGTTTGTGGTCGCAAGATAACTTCAACGACGACCTGATCTTTAACTACCGCCGTGGGCCAATCTATTACTGGGCGTTGGATTTGGCGAACTATGATCGTGCCAGACTGCTCTCAGATATAGCCAACGAGACTATCCGGGCTACTACGACGGCTACGGTATCAGCTTCGGTTACGACAATTACGGTTGCTGACCCAACTGGGATTGAATCTGGCGCGGTTATCACGGGTAGTGGTATCGCTGCTGGCACGTACGTCACGACTGCTTATGACGGCGGATTCTCGGTGCCGTTGTCGGCCACCACGACTGGCTCGTTTACCATTTCTACTTTGACCATCAGCTACGCTGGTCGGCATATCCCTGAGCAGACGAACCAAGTCCTGACCTCAAGCGTCAGCAACTTCACCATTTGCTTTGGTTCAAACCCGTACAGCCCTGCTACGTTTACGTCGGACTTTGACCCGATGTTGGTGCGCTGGTCAGACGCTGACAATGCTTACGACTGGGTTCCAACTGCACTCAACCAGTCAGGTGAACAACTTCTCTCGCACGGTTCATTTATTCAGTGCGCGGTTGATACCCGTCAGGAAATTTTGATCTGGACGGACGCTGCGTTGTTCTCGATGCAGTACCTCGGTCCTCCGTACGTGTGGGGTATCAACTTGTTGATGGACAATATCTCCATCATCTCCCCGAACGCTGCGATCACGGTCAACAACGTTACGTACTGGATGGGCGTAGACAAGTTCTACATGTACTCCGGTCGTGTTGAGACGCTGCCCTGCACCTTGCGTCAGTATGTTTATACCGATCTCAATACAAGCCAATACGGTCAGATCGTGTGCGGTACGAACGAAGGTTATAACGAGATCTGGTGGTTCTACCCGTCTGCCGATAGCCTCGTGAATAACCGATACGTCATCTACAACCATCTGGAACGTATTTGGTATTACGGCACGATTGATCGCACCGCTTGGCTTGACTCGCCGGGTCTGCGTACGTACCCGCTTGGCGTGTTTAGCCTTCAGAGTTCGTATCTGGATACGGCTATCAACTCGTCTATCACCACCATATCGCTAGTGGATGCGTCGTCATATCCCAATGAAGGCACGATCACGATTGACTCGGAACAGATTACCTATACCGGTAAAACTGGTAATACTCTCACTGGTTGTGTTCGCGGGGTTAATGGCACTACTGCTGCAAGCCATATTCAATACAGCGCGGTCGGGTTTAAAGTACCTAACCAAGTGATGCTGCATGAGTTTGGTAACGACGACGTATCTCAAAGCCCTTCACTGCCTATTGAGGCATACATTGAGTCGTCTGACTTTGATATCTCGGACGGTGAGAACTTTGGTTATGTCTGGCGTATGTTGCCTGACCTTACTTTTGCAGGGTCTAACGTCAGCAGCCCGACTGTAACTTTGACGGTCAAGCCCCGACAGAACTCGGGTAGCAATTACACGGCTGCTGATCAGCCTACTGTGACGCGCACTTCGACAATCCCGATTCAACAGTTTACGGGTCAGGTCTACACGCGAGTGCGCGGTCGTCAGATGGCGTTCCGTCTGGACTCGGTAGACAAGGGCGTGGCGTGGCAGATGGGTGCCATGCGTATTGATGTGAAACCGGACGGTCGTCGCTAGTGTCTATAACTAGCAAAAGACGAAACATCGTAAACCCAAGCTTGCCGGTAGCTCCGGTGAGCTATGAGCAGCGGTATCAGGATCAGTACAGCAACGTCATGCGTCTGTACTTGAACCAAGTCAGTAACGCCGTCAACGCACCACGACCATACGGATCTTTTTACAGCAACGTCGATCAGACTAATCCTGTTGCCAATGCTGTTAATTTGATGACGTATAACCAGACGGTTGATTTTTTTAACGTCAGTATCGGCGCTATCAACTCTCGTGTGTACGTAGCTGAAGAAGCTATCTACAACATTCAGTTCTCCGCCCAGCTAGACAAGTCTGGTGGTAGTGCGTCTGCCGTATATATCTGGCTCAGGCTTAACGGTCAGAATGTTGCAAACAGCGCAACTAAAGTTACTATCGACGGACCAAACTCTGAGATCGTGGCCGCATGGAACTTTGTCCTGCCTCTGGCTGAGAATGACTACTTTGAGCTTGCTTGGCAGTCGTCAGATACCAACGTGTTTCTGGCAGAAGAGCCTGCCTTGGGTAATGTCCCCGAGATCCCGTCCGTTATTCTGACCGTCACGTGGGTGTCCAATGTGTCGGTATGAAGTGTTAATATCAGCCCAAATTGACCCGGTGGGGTGAGTATGTACAACAACGACCCAAGATACACTAATCCCCCCGAGGCTGGGCTTGCCTCCCTTTTGGCTTCGCGTGGTCGGAATGGGGATTCTGTGCTTGTGCATATGGCTCCCGAGGAAGCGCAGGGTTTGCAGTCCTTGGCCGTCGCTCACGGCGGTAGCCTAACGGTCAATCCTCATACGGGGGCGCTTGAAGCCTCGTTCCTCAAGAAGATCCTGCCCCAGATCGCCGGTGCCGTATTGACTGGCGGATTTGGTATGAATCCGTTTACTGCCGCAGCCACGGTAGGTGCAGTGACTGGGCTAGTTGAAGGTGATCTACAAAAAGGCTTAATGGCGGGTCTGGGTGCGTACAGCGGTGCCAATATTGCCGGTGCATTTAAAGCAGCGGGAACTCCAACTGCCCCCCCTGAGACAGGTAGCACAGTAAAAACAGAAGCTCCTCCGACCCCCAAGTTTGGCGCGGTTTCTACCAAGGATCAGATTCTGTACGGTGCACAGGGGCCACGTACATTTGATGTTGATCCACTCGCTCGTCAAAACTGGGCGGCGTCAAATACCCCGACCGGTGCTGCACCAATTCAAGCGCAGACTACTGTCAAACCGCCTTCTACATCACCCTCTGGGCTTGGTGCGCTTGGGCAAGGTGTCCGTAATGTATTCACGGGTCAAGAAGGTGCCGGTGGCAAGTTCATGGAAGCACTTGGCGGTCCGCTAAGTAAATACGCTACGTTTGCCGGGGCGATGATCCCATTTGCTGAAGAACCCAAGCCGTTGAATGTTCCGGGCATGGGCGAAGAAACTTTCTATGTGCCGGGTGGATTTAACCCGCTTTATGGCACGGGTGCTGATCAACCGTATCAACTGCCGGGTAAGTACTACAAGCGCACCAAGAAAGGCGTTGTTCCTATTAATCCGTGGGGTCCGACCGGCATGGCGGCTGGCGGTCCAGTGCAAACGGCTAATCAAGATATGAACATGCCGATGCCGTATCCGCATCCGAACCAGAATTACCCGCTCTCTACGGTGGTCAAGGCTAACTACTCGCCACAGTATCTTTCAAACGTGCCACAGCCCCGCGAGGTGTTGTCTGGTTACGACACGAAGGTTGATCCATTTACGGGTGAAGAAAAGTTTGCGGCGGGTGGTGAGGCTACTACTACTACCCAAGAAAATCCAAATGTAGTGGCTAACCGTAAGTACGTTGAAGAGCTTAATCGCCGTGCTTTGAATCCGGTAGTAAATCCATATGGAATGAATTTCGCTGGGGGATTGGGCGGTACAAACACTCCGTGGACGGGTACCAATCCTTATGGTGGACCTTTAACTCCCCCGGCAGGTGGGACGACGGGTGGATCAACGGGAGGCGGCGCGGGAGATGTCGCTGCCTTTCTGGCCACTCAAGTCGGTATGAATTGGATGATGCAACCCGGTAATGCGTTGGCATTGAAAAACTGGATTTCTGGCGGTATGAAGTGGGCTGATCGTCCATTTTTGAACGCAGATAAAACCGCCGGGACTGGTACAGGAACAAATACCGGAACAGGCCAAACCGGTACTCAAACCGGTGGTGATACAACTGGGCAGACTCAAACTGGCGGCGATACTACTGGACAAACTCAAACTGGTAGTGGAGAAGGAACACCCCGCTTTGATCCAGTTAAAGGTATCGTAATTGCTGGGGGTACGAGCGCGGCTGCGATTGCAGCGGCCAAGGCTCTTGCTGCTCAAAAAGGCGTGCTTACAGTTACGCTTTTGGACGGCACTGTTGTCGCAGGTGGAGGTGCCGCTGCTGGTGCAGGTGCGGGTGTCGGCGCTGCTGGCGCTGCGACTGGTGGTACGGGTGCTGCGACTGGTGGTACGGGTGCTGCTACAACTGGAGCAGGTGCTGGTGGCGGAGCCGGGTCTTCAATCGGTAGTACGTTGGCTAAGGCCGCTCCGTATGCTGCGTTAGCACTTGGCGCACAACAAGCGTACCAAGGAATCAGCAAAGGTAGGGAAGGTCAGGCTGCGCTTGGCGGCGGTCTTGCTGGTGCTGGCGGTGCTGCGCTTGCAGGCACGGGTGGATTTGGAAGCATGGCGGGTCTCGCCGCGCTTGGCCCTGCTGCATTGATCGGCGCGGGTATCGCTGCCATTGGGGCTTCGTTGGTCAATACTAAAGAACAGGGCGACATTGCTCTGCGTAATTACTGGAAAGCCGTTGACCAAGGTCGTGGATTGGGCAGTGCGCCGCCTGAAGAACTTGCAAACGGATTCATCAACTTCTACCGCACCAACAAAAATGAGTTTGCTGGCCAAGAAAAATACGGACGCAAGGGTAACGAAGATTTTGTTTACGACATGACCCAGATCGTGAACAACGCGGTGGATAAAGGTATTGTGTCGAAGGACGCGAGTGCCGAAGAGATCTACAAGAAGGCAGTGCAACCTTGGTTGAACACGATGGGTTCCGGTCCGAAAGATCCGAAAGCCCGTGCTATCCAAGACTTCATGATGACTGACTTAATCTACAACTTCATGCAGGGCAAACCGATCAGCAACGCGCAGGTCAAGGGCGACAAGAATTACAAGATTGTTAGCCAGAAGCCCGTCTTTGCTGGTAACGCCCCCGCCGTTGCCGCGACTAAATCAGTCATGGAAGAACCACAGTATGGCGCGGGCATGGGAGCATTTGACCCCTACAATCCATACGGTGCCACGATGCAGTTTGCTGATGGCGGTGCTATTGGTGAGGACTACAACTTCGGCTTTGCTCAAGGTGGTATGCCCGAGTACAAGGCTGGCGGTAAGTTGTTAGATGGTCCGGGCGATGGAATGTCTGACAGCATCCCTGCCGTGATTCGCGGTAAGGGTGTACAACGTGCTGCGTTGGCTGATGGCGAGTTCGTCATCCCGGCTGATGTGGTATCGCATCTCGGTAATGGCTCCACCAAGGCAGGGGCCAAAAAGCTTTATCAAATGATGGCGCAGGTTCGGAAGGCACGTACGGGCAAAACAAGACAAGCCCCTGCGGTGAAGACTGACCGATTCTTACCTGCTTAATCGGGAGCGATCATGGCTACTGATCCGACATACGTTGAACAAGTTCAATCCAACATCCCGGCATGGATGCAGAAATACGCTGACCAGCTTTTGGGTAGTGTGTTTGGAGCACAAGATCCCACAACAGGGAAATTTGTACCCGGCTTGATCGGTCAGGGCTATCAGCCCTACATGGTTCCCAAGCGGGATGCTCAAGGCAACATCCTCAAAGACGAAGCTGGTAAGCCGATCATGCAGCCGGGGCAACGCACGGCTGAGTTTGTTCCTTTACAGGATCAGGCATTTAACAACCTTGCTGGAATGGGCGTCAGTCCCGAACTTGGTCAGGCTGCTGAGATCGCTCGACGTGTTGGTTCCGCAGCAAACTATCCGGCTTACGTACCTGCTGCTGAGCGGCAGTTTTATACCGATCCTACGTTTGAACGGATGGGGACTACCTTTGAGCGCGTTAATGCTGCGCCGGGTACCTCGTATCAGATGCAGGGTCCGGAGAATGTCCGTGCGGCTCAGCTTGAACGATTTCAAATGGCTGCTCCCGAACGTGTCGGTATCGGCGCGTTGCAGCAATATCAGATGGGGCCGTATGAGCGAGTTCGTGCTGATCAGTTCGGTCTTGGCGCGGCTTCTCAATACATGTCGCCGTACATGCAGGAAGTTGTTGACCGGCAGAAGCAAGCCGCTGTTCGTGACTACGCTCGTCAGTTGCCGGGTCTGAAAGCAGCCGGTGTTCGTGCTGGCGCTTCGGGTGGTACCCGTGAAGCCATTTTGGAATCTGAAGCCCGTCGTAACCTTGCCACTCAGTTGGGCGACATTCAGGCGCAGGGTAGTCAAAGCGCATTCCAGCAGGCACAGGCTCAGTACAATGCTGACCGTGCTCGTATGCTTCAGGCTCAGCAGGCTAACCAAGCCGCTGGTTTGACCACGGGACAACAGAATCTTGCTGCTCAGTTGGGCGTACAACAGTTAGGCACTCAAGCGGGTCTTCAGGCTGCATTGGCTAATCAGCAAGCGGGTCTCACGACCGGTCAGCAAAATTTGGCTGCGTTGCTCCAGACTCAAGGACTTGGTGCTGGACAGGATTTGCAGGCTCAACTTGCTAACCAAGCGGCTCAACAGCAGACGGGCCAAACTAACCTACAGGCAATAATCAACCAGCAACAGTTTGGTGCGGGTCAGGGCTTGCAAGCACAGCAGTTGAATCAGGCCGCGCAGCTTCAAAACCAGCAGCAGGCTTTGGCTCAGTTGGCTCAAGCCAACCAGTTCAACCAGCAGAATGCTCAGCAACGCGCTCAGTACGGTCTGGCTGGTGCGAACCTTGCTGAGCAGTCACGTCAGTTTGGTGCGGGTCTTGGTTTGCAGGGTCTGCAACAGCAATTGGCTGCGGCGGGTGCCTTGGGCGGTCTCGGTATGCAGGGTTACCAGCAGGGTATGGGTATTGCTCAGGCTCAGTTGGGTGCTGGCGGTCAGCAGCAAGCCTTCAATCAGCAGATGCTCAATCAGCAGTACCAAGACTTCATTAACCAACAGCAGTTTCCGTACAAGCAGGCTGAGTTTGGAATGGGTATCCTCCGTGGACTCCCGGCAACAGGTCAGACTTCAACCT